TGGTATTATAGATTATATAAAAACAAAAAAGAGAGGAGATAAGCTTGCAAAAACATAGGATTGTTGAAAAGGAATATAATGCCTTAATAGATGAAATAATGCAGTTTATTGAAGAAAAGAAACTTGCTCCTAAAGACTTTGTAGTAAGTGGAATGAAAATCGGAACTACCTCTAAAATCTTCTATACGAGAGATAAGGAGAAGTTTTTTAAGTTGCGAGGTACAGTTATTCTGCAACTCTGTAAGATTTTAGATAAGCAAAAGAAGGGGAAATATTTTGAGAAGAAACTACGCAAGATATTTGACCGAGACAAGCAGTTCTTTTTCAAATGGAGAAAAGAACTAAGAGAGACTAAAGAGGTTGGCTCTGCTATTGCGACCAACAGCATTAGACAACTCTATACAGGAGATAAGGAATTTCACTTTAGCATAGCTAAGATGATTCAACTCCTAGACTATATAAACGATTTAGAAATCGAAGCGAAACGAAAGAAGGAAAAAGAAAGTGGAAGTAAGAAAGTCAATAAAGCACGTTCCGACCTATGAGAAAACAAGGAACTACACAAACTTTGAACGCTATAAAACATTCGATATTGAAGGATTTTTTGCAGACAAGAAGTTGAAGGTGGTAGAGGTGTTAAGCACTAAACCTTTAAAACTATTAGTAGAGATAGAGGAAGATAAGACAATCTATCCACCATATAAAGATGGGAATGTTGCAAACAATGCAGGCAGACTATTTCGCTTGTATCTTGACACGCCTTCTAACCGTGAGGTGCAGGCAGGTCAAGTTATGCGTTCAGAAAATCCTTATGTGGAGTTTGACTTTGAAGATTCATACGTCAAAGTTGTCTCTTATGAGAAATTGTTCGTCTATACAGGTGGACTTGTCCTGATCGATAGGGAGCAGGAAAACCTGAAAGAATTTTATAGTGGGAGAGATTAGATGGTAGCTATTGAAGCAGAAAAAATACAAGGTCTAATGTTCTTTCGAGGAATTAACCAAGACTTGATTTTTGAAGAAGCAGAATTTGAAACAGTCTGTGCTTATGAAAAGTCATCAGACGAGATCAGATTTGTTTTGCAGAACGTTAAGGTTGATTCTCCTAACGAGGAAGAACTAGTGTTTGTACGCTTAATTGGTTCAAATGGTAGAGGTTTGCCAGTAGATTCAATGAAAAGCGGTCATAAAGTGACTATGGACGATATGGATATTGAAAAAGTAACTCACGTCCGTTCACAATTAACAATTACTGTATCATCTATTAAATTAGGGAGATACAAGTTGAGTAGTGATAACAAGATTGAAATTGTAGATTGATAGAGAGGAGAATAGATGATTAGTAAGTATGAAGCCTTGCAGGAACAAATAGACAATCAACCTGCCTTGGGGCAACAAAAATTAAAGGCTATGTTGCGATTCTTACAAGACGGTCAAGTAAGCGATTCTGAACTTACAAAAATCCTGACGTATGAGTTCCAAGGAAAGACAGAAGAACAAACTGAGCTTTACAATGTTCTTGTAGGGCTAGTGATTGACCTTTATGTTAAGAATAATGGTCAGGATAGCTTTGTGGCTCTATACAATGAGTTGAAGGCAGACAAGCCAGAAGAACAGGTTGAACAACCAAAGGAAGAAGAAATCAAAGAAGGAAACTCTACTATAGTTGTTCCACAGCATACTGAACGGACACCACAGGCAGTAGCTCCAAGAAAAAGAATGAGACTAGCTTCTCCAAAACCGAAAGAGAAAGTCCAAGAGATAGTAGTTGAGGAGGAAGCAAGCTCTATTGAGGAAGTAGCTGAGGTTGAAGAAGTTAAGGAACAACCAGTAGCAACCCAACCGATAGAGCCAGTAACTTATGTAGAACCTGATCCTGAACTTGAAGGAGAACTTGAAGATACTGAATTTGAAGCTCCAAAAGAAGATGACACAAAGGTAGAAGATGAACCAGTAGAGTCTGTTGCAGAAGATGATTCTGATCCAGTAGTAGACACAAAACCACGCAAAAAAGGGGGGATTTTGAAGTATGTTGCAGTTGGTATCCCTACCGTACTGGCTATTGGTGGTTTGGTATTTTGGCAAGTCAATACAAATGGTGAGAGTACAAGTCTTGCGGAACAAGAAGTAGCAAAAATCATGGAAGAAGCTCCTAAAAAAGAAGAAGTAGGAACGGGGTTATCTAGTGAAGAATTTGATAATAATATTAAGTCACTCACTACAGCTTTTGATACTATCAAACAAAATGACAAGACAGGACTTTCAGGTTATTTTATTTTCGAGGATAAACGATATATTATTCAAAAATACGACCAGACGACAGGAACTTTGACTGCCTTTAATTCAAAAGGAGAAAAGGTTAGCTATGATGACGAATGGGTACAAAAGTTCATTGAAAATTCAAAGGCTAAAGCAAAGAAAACCGAGAGCAAAAAGGAAGGAAAAGAAAAGACTACTGATTCACAATTAGTACAGTCTAAGAAGAAAGAAGGGAGCAACTAATGAAGTTGAAATTTTCGGAGTTTAATTCGCAGGAGTGGTTATTTTTTATACTGAAACTCATTTTGATAGTAGTATTGCTCCTTCTCCCTTTCCAGTTGGGATATTCATTTAAGAATTACTATCATGTATTGGGTTTTATGATTTTGCCATTTACTGTAGGGTTGATACCTGTTCTATTTAACTTTAGAAGCGTTTGGAAGTGGCTTGTATTTGGTGTAGGCTTGTTCGCAATGGTTGTTTGGCTAGGTTTTAGCTTATTTACTAGAACCTACATAGGCTATATGGGTATAGACGGATTCAGGCTATTGGATCAAAGTAATCCTAACTTTGTATTTTTGGTATCAGATAAAGATAAGTCTGCAATCGAGGGTAGCTCATATATAGTATTCATGAACCCGACGTGTGAAGCGTGTCAAGCAACAGTTCCCAAGCTCCAAAGCCTTACAGGTAGAGCGCAATCAGCAATCGTTTATGTGGATGTGACAAGCGATTTTGGGAAGGAATATGTAAAACATTTTCCAGATATTGACAAAGTTCCTTCTGTTTATAACCGAGAGACAGGAGAAATTCTACGCCTTGGTTATCATACCGATAATGGGATTGAAATTTTAGATGAAAACATCAATAAAGTAGCAAACGATACAAAACACTAGAAAGAGAGAAGATACATGGCTAAAACAGAAGAACAGATTAAAGAGGAATTTCTATTTATCGTTGAAAACAACAAGGAATTACTAGAAACGGTCATTGTTTCCTACAATAACTTTTTGGCAGAATACCGTAAGTTCTTAGAGAAAGACTATGCTACACTTACTATTTATGAATCTATTGAATCTGCGGAAAATTATGCTATTCAAAAAGATGAAGAAGAAGGAGGAACATTCTACGTAGAGCTTCTAACGGATTGGTATGACGAACAAGTTTTGGAATGGAAGAAACGTCTTGATGGCTTGAAGAACGACTATATGATTGAGAGTATTCCAGTTGTTGATCCAGAAGAAAATGTAGATTGGGGAGATTACGTCCGTCCAGTTATTTACGACATTACAGATTGGGGCTTCCTAGTTGTTCCTGACGAAAACCACTTAGTAGAGAATGATCTTAAGGGCTTAGAACATATTGTCTATACAACTGAATATTACAATTTCCCTATTTATTCAAAAGAGGATTTTGAAAAGTCAGAGGAATTGCAGGAATACTACAAGAGCTACAAACGGTATGAAGCGCTGTTGCGTGAAAATAATATCACAGCAACCGATACTTGGAAGTTTGCTTTAAACCCTGAATTTACTTACGACAAGTGGGCAGGACGAAAGGTAACAACTCCAGAAGATACGCTCACTCTTGCTCAATATCTCAACCAATGTTTGCAACGAATTGGTAATGATATTGAAGAAATGCTAAAAAGCGTATCAAAATCAGAACAAGCTCATTTGTACTTGAAGGAAACTTACTATGATGATAATAAAGCAGAACAACACTTTAAAACATGGATTGCTACGAAAGGCTATTAGTATTGGCTTCCTGCTAACTTTTTGTGTGGTAGGCGTGGCTTGTTCAAAGCAGGAGACAACCGCAAATAAAAATGTGGAAGTTCCAGATAGTTTAAAGGCTCATATGGAAGAAAAAGGCAATCTTACTAAAGAGGAATATCAAGCTCTTAAAGAAGCCTTAGTGAAAAATGGGCTTTATATCAACAAAGATGGTACGCTTGGTGGGGTATTTAATCTATCAGATGGCTCAACAATGCGTGTCTATCGCTTAGATGGTGACGGAAATCTTTGGGGAGTAGTCAATGTAGGAGAAAATCAAGAAAAAGTTGCAGTATTTGATTATGTTTCTGTTTTGACCTATATTGAACGAAAAGATAGTGTTAAGGTGGAGTAAGAATGGCTCAAAATTATATTTTTGTCCGCTTGAATATGAGGCGGTTAAATAAATACGAGAAACAACGAGTAGAGCGTATAGTGGAGAATTTACAACGTAAAAGCGATCATAAAGATCACTATGTGTTTATCTCATTGTTAGAGTGGCGCAAAATAGAGGACAGAATTGTATTGCGCCCTGATTTATACAAAAACCTAGAAGTTGATCTTGTGAATATGCCAGAAGAAAATATTATGAGAGGTGGAGCAGTTGGAAGTGAAGAATTTATGGGGTGGCTAGAAAAACTCCCTAGAGAAGATACTTTCCACAACGAAGGCGATATTGAGATTGACGGTTCAGTTTTTTGGGATAGTCCAGATGAAGGGTAAGTAAGAAATGTTTGAAAAAATTGGAATATGGTTAGATGACCTAGAGGACTTGGTAAAAGCGTCTGATTGGAAGAAGATTACACTAGTAACGATTATTCCTGTAATCGTAGCATTTTTAGCAGGTGGCTTCTTCTTCTCTAAAAAGGTAACTGTAACACAGGTTTATACAACTGATGAAGTAGGCAAGTTGTTTTCTACTCAGGATTTACCAGCACAGATTGCGAATATCGAAAACAACGAATTGAAGGTAGTTCAAGGACAATTAGCAGATATTCAGGTAAAGCAGGAAAAAGATAAAAACGGTGAAGATACAGACTTTGCGTTGAATTTTACGAAGTTGAATGCTGATACAGAGCTGAATAACTTTTTTAAAACTCTTATTGGTATTCGTTATGATACAAAGGTAGATACAGCTTACAAGAGTTTGAAGCCTTACCTAGCTTCTAGTGCAAGTTCAGATAAGCCTGCTGATGAAGATAAAGCTAAGAAAGACGAAGGCGAAACTGACGCAGATTTAAGCGTACAACAGAACATCTATAATCTTCTAGCTTCCCAATCTTGGGGGAAAGAAACACAATCAACTACAGCTCTAGCAAGTCCTGTTATGGTTTCAGTTATGAGTGGTTCTACAAGCTCAAATAGATACTTTCAGGTATTAGTTCCAGTCACGAATGACAAGCGAGACTTTGCCTTACTTAACTACATTGTTAAGACGAATAAAGAAGGAAAAGTTCTTGCTTGCACTTATACAGGAGCTTTGCAAGGTTATTCTGACATGAATACATACTATAAAAAAATAGCTGACCTGCTACAAGGTAATACAGTAAGAGACGACAAAGGAAACTATAATACCAACGAAAATAAAGAAGATTTTAGCCATCACAAAGTAGGAGAGTGACTATGAACAGTTTAATAAAGAAAATACTACTTGGCTTATTTGGTTTAGCACTGATTGGTACTACTTGCTTCTTCCTGTTTTTTAACAAGAAAAGCACAGGAAATGATTTCAAGTTAGAGGAAGCAAGTGTTCAAACTACCACTACACAAGAGGAATCAACAGAAAAAGTTGAAATTATTACTAGTGAACCGCAAAAGGAGCTAGAAAAAACTCTTGAAAAGCCAACAGAACAAGTAACAGGGGAGCAAGCTGAGACGACTAAGAAGATGATTCAAGTAATGGTTGAATCTCTTGAAAAAACTCCTGATAAAAAGTCAATCGTACCTGATAGAACTAACCACAACTTATCAAGTTATCGTAAAGATTTAATGATCATTAAGGAAAAAATGACACTAAACTACAAGTATGATGATTCTAAAACAAAGGTTTTCAAGTCTAACTTGGACGGGACTTTGCAGTTTACTATTACATTTAGTGATGGGAAAAATGTTTTGGTGTACTCAGGGAATTACGATACAATGACGGAGCAGATTCAATTAGCAACCTATAGGGAAGGAGAGTAGATATGGCAGAAGTAATTTCAATTCAAGACTACACTTTGGCAGGCTTGAACTTTGCGGTCAAGAACCTAGAAGAAAATAAGAAGCTGTTTGGCGCTAAACTAGAAACGTGGCTACATAGGATTGATGACGCAGGGGGAGACTTATCTGATGAAGATAAGAAAGTCTTTGGCGACCAAGAACAAGCTATCAAATTTGTGGAATTTGGTGCTATCTCTAGCCAAGAGGATATTGAGATAGAACTAAAGGCGCTATGTGATCTAGTTGTACCACTTAATAAGCTAGAGGATTGGGCTAGTCACAACCTTATTGTCCTAGAAGAAGGCGAAAAGGAAGCTGAGCCAGAAGATAAGGAACTTTATTCAAGCGTTATCCGTGCGATCCAAGGATTTTCTAAGGAAGTTAGTGACCTATCTAGCCAAGTGTCAGAGCTGACAGAACAGCTAAAACGTTCTAAAGAACTCTTGGCGGTTGTCTAAAGTAAAAAGCAAGTTCACAAATAGCTTGCTTTTTTTGATACAATAAAATAGAAAACGAAGGAGAGTAGATATGGTTACGATTAAACGAAAATCAGAAAATAAAGATGATTCATTAAGACAAGCAACCCTCATGTTTGAAAAGCGCTTTGACTTGCAGGACTTTACAGCAACTTTGATTGAGGCAGAACCAAGTACAATTAAGGAGCTTGTAGAAGATTATCTGCATACAGAGGGCTTCCCTAAAGGCGTGACGTATATTGACGTGGATTGGCACTTAAAACCACTCCTGAGAGCGTCTTATGACAAGTGGGTAGAATTAGGTATCAAAGATGGCTATATCACAGATGACGACCTGAGAGGCGGTTTGAGAGAGTTCTTTGATACAGGACGAGTGATACAGATGGCATTGAACGAGTGGCAGAAAAGTCATTTAGTGGATTTAGAAGTAGTCTTGAATGAAACCCTTGAAAAATGGGAGCGCAGGATGGGTGGTTCAGAAGAATTGCTTGATAATTTCTATAACTTATTTGACGCTATGCAGGTCAATAAGTTCCTTACAGAAAACATAGATAGCTACCCTGAATTGATTGAAGAATTTAGAGACAAAATCAAGGAAGCAGGACTTGATAATGCGAAGCTCAACAACACTCACTACCAAGTAAAGGTCAATACACAAGGGAATGAAAGCGATATTGTCCTGTTGATGACGTTGATCCTGAATATTAACGAACCGCAAGCGATAGATAGCATACCTAAAATGACTGCTGATGACTTTAACACGCTCTTATGTTTACCTAGTATATTTAGAAAGCTAAGTAAGAATGTTGAATTGTTGGATAGTGTGAATGAGTGGGAAGAAAGAAACAAGCAGATAGCGTCTGAGAGAGTGGCTATCCAGAAAATCTCCCAAAGATTGACAGAGAGTTTCAATCCAGATGAAATTCTGCAACGTTTAGTAGCAACTCCTAGTCCAGATAACCCTTACTATCAGAAACTTGAAGTATTGGCAGAAGAACGTCATGTGTCTGTTGAGAAATTATTGTCACAAAAACCAAAAGCAACCATAAAATTCAATGGTGATATGCCTGATTTATCAAAGAAATTGCTTGATACAAAGCTATCAGAATATGAAAACTACAACAAGTTCATACTAGGAGAAAAAGCGCTAATCAATGCTCTATGGCTAGAAGAACCTCTAGTAAAATCACTAAACATTGAAATTAAAGATATATAGGGAATAAAAAGTATTGTTTTATATTTTGAAAAACAATGCTTTTTTTGAGTTCGTTGCTTGATTTATCAAGGGAATGATGGTATAATTTTAAATGTATTAGATAAAATAAAGGGGGTGAAGAAGAAATGAAGGCAAAACAAGATATTTATGAGTCTATGGCAGTAGAGCTTGGTTTGACTAAAAAAGGTGCTAAAGAAGCGGTTGACCATGTATTTAACGAAATTGCTAAATACTTGGCAGAAGGCGAAAAAGTCCGTATTGATAACTTTGGTATCTTTGAAGTTCGTAACCGTGCTGAACGTAAAGGGCGCAATCCACAAACAGGACAACCGCTCACGATCAAAGCTAGCAAAAATCCTGCATTTAAAGCAGGTAAGCATTTAAAAGATAAAGTCAATGCTTAATTTTTTTGGGAAAGAAAAAAGGAGATATAATAAATAAATGTTAAAATCAAACGAGTTTAAAGCATTCGGTTCAATCCGTAAAACAAAAGTGGCGGGTGCTTGTGGAGTAATCTTGGCACTTGCTATGTTGGGTATGTCGTTCACTGGTAACGTATCAGCTAATGAAGTTTCAACTGATAAACCTGTTGTAGTAGAAAAGAAAACAGAAGTAGAAGTTCCTATTTCTCATGAAAAACTTGATAAAGCTGTAGCAGAAGCTAAAGACGCAGGTGTTAAAGTTGAAGTTGGTGCAGTTCAGGATAAAGGTGTTGCAACCTCTGAAACAGTTGCAGGAAAGCAAAAAGAAATTGAAGCTGACTATGCAAAACAAGAAGCAGAAGTTAAAAAGGCAACCGCTGACTACACAACTGCTAAAACTACCAATGAAACTGAACGTCAAGCAGTTCAGGCAGAAAATGAGCGTATCGCAAAGGAAAACGCTGAAAAAGAGGCTGCCTACAATAAAAGCGTAGCCGACCAAAAAGCCTTTAATGAACAGGTAGAAAAAGAAAATGCTGACCTTAAAGCTCAGTATGAAAAGAAACAAGCAACCTATGAAAGTAAACTTGCTGAGTATAACAAGCAAAAAGAAGAACTTGCTAAGGGGGGGGTAAAAGCTGAAAAACCTCATATCACGGTTTATGGTGATTATGATGAAAGTCAACGTGGAAGTGTCAATTATTACAAAAAATTGACTGCTTCATTTGAAGGGATAGAAGGATTGATGAAGGTCAAAGATTATATTGGGCTTCATACAGATTCAACTATCTCAGGTAGTCGTAAAGATCTTATTGTTAAGGGTAAAGGTTTGTTAGGAGAAGTTCACGAACCGAAGGCAGGAGATTCCTTCACAATCCATAATGTGGCTGAAAATGATAAAGGCGAAAAAATCTCTGCTCGCTTTACATTACAAAAAGTTGAACCTGAATGGGTTGAAAATGGGAAGTCTTTAACTGATACCAAAATCAAGATTTATGAATATGAAAGAGAAGGTTCTATCAGTTTTGGTTTTTGGAATCTAGTCGAGTTCAATCCCAAAATTGAGTTCTTCCTAGAAAAAAACAAACAAAAAGCTATTTTGACAATCGCTTCAATGTTGAATGATATTGATTACGGTCAAGAATTGCGTTTGATTTATGAAGATGGAACTGAAGGGATTGTTCTCAATCCAAAAGGTTCAGACGTTAATAGAGTTAAACGTGATGGGAAAGACTACTACAAAGGCGAATATAAAACAGCTTGGACTCATGATGTTCCAGAATTGGGAGTAAAAGCAGGTGATCTTGGTTATGATAATGTCAAAGACGAGGCGGATATTCCAAGAGGTTCAATTCTTTCAGTTGGATATGGTTCTACATTAAATCTTTCATATCATAACGGAGTAGGGCAACATACTCAGGCTGAAATTGACTATGTTCGTCAAACAGCTAAAAACAAAGCTATTGCAGAAGGTAAACCTGTTCCAAGTGATAAAGAAATCTTTGAAGCAGAAAACTGGGCTGTTGGTTTATTTGGTAAAGCAAGCGCAACTGTACCTGTTAAAATCCTGACTGCCCCACCTACAAAACCTGAGTATCAGCCAAAAGATACTAAGGAAATTCCAAAACCAAAATTGGAAAAACCAAAAGAATTGCCTGAGCGTCCTAAAGCTCCTACTGTAAAAGTGAACTACTCACGTTTGCGTGTGAAACCATCAACTCCAAAACCTGTTAAGGCTATTGCTGACAACTATGCAAACAACATTGATGGCGCAAATACATTTGATAAAAATGTGAAGTTCAGCCTAACAACTGACTATAAACCATATTCTACATTTACTGCTGATTCTAAGACTTATGGTAAAACATGGGCTATGGCAGATGACGTTCAAGATGGAGCTTACATGGTAGATGATAGCAAGATCACTATGAAAGATTCTACTGGTAAAGATGTGAAAGCACTCTTTAATATGTACCATGTACTTTCTGACAAAGAACGTACACAAGAAATCCAAAACATTTTGAAAGAAGCTGGATTGACACCTAAAGGCGAATTTTACCTTTGGGTAGCGAAAGATTCTGCTTCATTCTATCAAAACTACGTTAAACAAGCTAAGAATATCACGATTGAACTTCCTGCACGTTTGCTTGTAGAAAAAGGCGAAATTGTGAAGAACGACTTTAACCAAATCGACTTTGGTAATGGCTTTGTTTCTAACTTGGTAACAGTTCAAGTTCCTGATTTGAAACCTGAAAAACACGCTTTGGATCACAAAGACAACTCTAAAGTGCGTGACGGTCAAGAAATTCAAATTGGCGAATACCTACGTTACCTCTTGGACGGTGTGACTGTTCCTTCTAAGCACGATACTCTTTATCAATATGACGGTATTGATATGCTTGATTTGAAGCATGACCATTATACTGGCAACTGGAAAGGTATTATCAAGGGTACTGAGTATATGGCTGAAAAAGACCTTACATTACCTTATGATGTAGTGCTTAAAGATGGTAAAGTGGTTAAGGCAGGGGATAAGATTGCTAAAGGTTCTACTTATGCGTTCCAATTTGAGTTCGATCAAAGTACAAACTCAGACTTTATCAAGAAAATTGTTAAAGTAACATGGAACGAAAAAGATGGTAAGTGGGCTTACACTATTGACAAAGAGTTCTTGAACTCACTTGGAGTACAAGGAACGTTTGACGCTGATTTCTATATCGAAGTTGAACGTATCGCAAGTGGAGAAGTTGAAAATACATTTGTGAACATTGTCAACGGTCAAGAAATGGTGGCAAAGGTAACAACACATACACCTGAACCACCAAAACCACAAGAACCTAAGAAACCATTATTGCCAAACACTGGTACTGCTTCAAGTTCGCTTGGATTTATCGGTGCATTTGTAGGGCTTCTTGGCCTTGCTAGTCTTAAACGCAAACAAGATTAATTGATAGTAGCAAAGGGCGATAAAATAATATTATCGCTCTTTTGTTTTGACTTGAATGCAATAGATAGAATATGGTAACATATAAAGAGAAAATAATATAAAATTTTAGGAGTAAATAATGAGGTTTAAAGGTTCTATTGCGTTGCTATCCACGGTAACGTTACTCACTTTTGGAAGTAGTGTAGTTCATGCTGATAGTGTAAGGGTAGCTAAAATCTCTCAACTTGAAAAACAAAGAGACGAGGTTGCAAAGAAAAATGGTGTAACTAGCTATGCTAGTGATGGACGTTGGTATTCTTTGGTGGAGTTGGAAAACAAGGTTAAAGAGATAGAAGCAAGCCTTACGCAACTCAAAACGCCTTATTCAGAAAAAAATACTATCAAGGTAAGTTCGGAGTATGTGCAGGCTCTTAAAGACTACTACAACTACAAGAAAAGCGATTCTGAACAAGAACAAGCGTTGTCTACCTTGAAGGCAGAAAGCAAGAAATTGCGTTATCAGGAAGATAATTTTATCTCTAATAGCGTGGATCAAGTTGAGTTCTATGACGTGAACAATCTACCTAAAGAAGTGAAAGTGGAGTTGAACTACTTTGCTTTGACTATGCTTAATCAGGTCAGAAAACAAGCAGGCTTACCACAACTGACACTTGCTAATTCATCTATTGACTTTGCAGACAAACTTTCGACTAAGGTTCAAGAAGCGAACAGAAGTGCTTTTGATTGGCACTATGTAAAAGGTATCAATGATGTAGCAAGAGAATATGGCTTGCCTACATCTAGTAAGGCAGATGAAGAAAAAGAAATGGGCGGTCAGTTCTATGAGAATATGTTTTCAACAAGTGATGCCTCAAATGAAATGACTAAAGCAGAAATGAAAAAATGGATTTACTACTCTATTGTTGAATTTCTGTATAATGGTTATGAATTTTCTCACGCGCAATCTATTGTGGGTGTCAATTATGGTAAAATTTACAATAATGAGTACCTTGGTATTTCATTACGTTATTTGAAAGATGGCTTTAGTGTAAGCTATATCACGGTAGCTGATGAAGATATAGCAAAGGCTACAAAATCTAACTTTAGTACCTCTGCTCCTGTAAATACTACTGAAAGCAACCGTAAAGCCTTACTAACTCAGAAGGAAAAGGAATTGAAGTCTGTAAAAGCCAAGTACGATAGTTTAAATACTGCGTATGGTGAGTATGAAAAACTTGATAAACAGATTGGTACATTGAAAGAGCAGGAAAGAAAAGAGAAAGAGGAGTTAGAGAAGAAAGAAAAGGAAAAACAGAATAATGTTACTCCTGCGAAACCTTCTCAACCAACACAAAAACAAGATAAACCTAAACCGAATACGTCTGCTCCTAAACAGGATAAACCTGTAGCAAGTAAGAATGGTTGGGTTAAAGAAAATGATTCTTGGTACTACTACAATAATAACAACCGTGTGACAAACGCTTGGGTAAGCTCTTATTATTTGAAATCTGATGGCAAAATGGCTGAAAGTGAATGGGTATATGATCCATACTACAGTTCATGGTTCTATTTAAAGTCAGGTGGAGCTTATGCGAATAAAGAATGGCGTTACGATTCATATTATCGAGCATGGTACTACTTTAAGTCAGGTGGTTATATGGTTAAGAACACTTGGCAAGGCTCATACTATTTGAAATCAGGCGGAGAAATGGCTGAGAATGAATGGATTTATGATTCATACTATAGGGGTTGGTACTACTTAAAATCGAATGGTGCTTACGCTTGGTCTGAGTGGGTACAAGGTAGATATTGGGTAGATTATTCTGGTAGATGGATATAGAGTTAAAAGCCAGTTTTATACTGGCTTTTTTAATGATTTATGAGCTATCAATTTTAAGGGCGTTTTTGGGCGTTCTCAGCACGTTTGGATTTTAGGGGCATAAACGGACGGAGATACAGATAAAACGCAAGAGAGAGGACGAGAGAGGGCAAAAAAGAGCATATCTATACTTTGTTCTGCTGTAGGTGTAAAAGTGGTTAAGAATAGTAAAATCACGCGCACCATAAAAAGATAATCAAAAAACATAAAAAAATGATAGAAAGTAGTTGACAAGGGATAAATGGGAGTGTATAATATAAATATAAACAAGAAAAGAGGAATAACTATGGAAGCACAAAAAGAAAAGACACTAGAACAAGCTCAACTTTTGGAAGATATGTCAAAAGACTATTGGGAATTAGTGAACCAAGAAAGCGGACAAATGTTAGTAAACGCTCAACGTTTAACTGGTCTTACAATTCGAGCTATTGCATTGGAGGCAGGAGCAAGAGCTTTAAAGGAACAAGTAAATAAAGGGAATTAAAAAAAGGAGTAAAACCAATGGAAGAATTAAGACGAAAGTTTGCAGAAAATCTATATGAAAAGGCTTGTGACTTGGCGAATGAAGATATAGAGGAATTGGATAATGGAGACGATCTTGACGCTTATCTAATTGAGCAGAGAGTAATTGCTATCTGCGAAGCGGTGTTTAAGGAAATGATTTTTGTTGAAGCAGGGCTATCAGAGAAGAAAATCTTTGCTACTTTGCCAACAGATCAAGACGGTGTTATGAGCGAGGTAAGAAAAGAGCTACCACCTGCATTACAAAAGGGGTTGAAAGAATGAAGAAGTCTGTAAGAATAACACTCACGCAAGATGAATATAATCAGCTTCTTGCTTTGAAAAACTACCTTGGGTTAAAATCTTTAGTTGAGACTGTTTCATTTGCAGTAGAAAAGGAAATCAACCGACACCAAGGAAACTCAACTTACCTATATTATTTAGAAGAAGCTAGAAAAGGAGAAAAATGAGTTATAAGTGTAAGCTACTTAAAAACGAACTATCTGAATCTGAAGTACAATATTATGAAAATATAAATCGTGGTTGGAGTGTGAAAACCACAGATTGCTTATATGTTGAGTTTGAGGACGGCACTTCAACAACTTACGTTATTTTTGAAGGGAAGTTTACGAAACAATATATGTGTAGGGATTGTGGTTCATATTATGAAATCAACTTAGGTGCACGGTTAATCAAAATTCCTAAAAACTTGGTATAAAGGAGGACTTAAAGACTATTAAGTTTGAGTTTTCAAAATATGAATAAGTTCATAAAAGGGTAGGTAACTACTCTTTTTTAATTTCCCTTAATTTCTGTTGCAACACAAAAAAATAATACAAAAACACAAAATAAAGGTATAAAAATATTGACAACTCTTTAGAAAAGGTGTATAATATAACTGTAAAATAAAACAAGGGGTAAACGCAACAACCCCAAGAAGGAGAACCGCAAGATGTCTTATGATACATTGAAAAAAATGTCTATTAACCTTAAAAAGCTAACAGTTAAGTATAGCTACTCGTCAAGCAATGTAACTGATTGGAATGGCAACAAGGTTGTTTATGATTGTGAAAAGCAATTTGATACTAAAGAAAAACTAGAAGATTGGTTACTTTGTTTAGTAGAAGGTCATTATGACGGAGTTTCCCCAATCTCACGATCATTAACATTATATAAGCGTGTAATGTGGCTTGCAGAAAATGGGTTTATCACAAAAGAGGGAATCCCAGTTGATAGTAAAGAAGTACGAAATATCTTAACAGGAGAGAAAAAAGTTAAACCTAAAATGTATATCATGAAAAATGATTACGGTTACTTAAAACGCTTAAGATATGGTGTTCGGTTGCAACCGTGGGGCAAAGCGTCAAAACTCTATAAGCAAGAAGTTGAAGCGATTAAACATTACTATGCTGATTTTATTGAACGACACAACGTTAAGGTAGTAGAGGTGGCTTAAAGCCATCTTCTACCCTTGTTTTAGAAAAGGAGAAAATAAAAATGCTGATAGTTAAAGTAGGTTATGAGTTTGCCTTGGTAAGCAAGGGACAAGTAAAACATATCTCTTTAGTAAAAGATGGAGAAATGGAATACCAAGGAACGGTATATCCGCGCTATCGCGCTTCAACCTTTGAAGAATCGCAGAAACTAGACCGCTTGTTTGATAGTGGTTTAGTTGAAACTTTCCGCTTATGACAAGCCAATAGTAAGAAAGAATAGTATGACTTTGTATGAAATCTACTACCATGACGCTTGGCGATCAATCTCTAGCTATGAGCGCCAAGAAATAACCATGACAGAAGAACAAGTTGAAACGTGGCTCTTGGATAACAAGAGTGACTGGTATGATGAAAACGATCCAGAAATTTGCAACCTTATTAAGCAAGCGTTAGAACAACAATTTAACTACATGACAGTCAAAACGATTGTCTGCAATGAAGATGGGAGCGTTAGCTTCTAATCAGGAGGAAATTGTGGAATGGAAGAAGAAATAAACTTTGGAACGAAGATAGGAGAAATTTCTGCAAAGGAAATTATCTCAGGTGATTTTTTACAGACCATGAGAGCTATGTTGAAGGAACACTCTTATGACTTTTGCAACCTAAAAGCGATTGGAGAATCAGGAACAGTTCATACAGTCGAAGTCTATGGGTGTTCTTTGCTACAAGTACACTCAAACTACACTCCTAGAGCGATTATGAACACGTCTCTACGGATAGTTGACAAATAAAGCAGTTAGAAAGCCTAGATGATAGGCTTTTTCTTATTGGTTTATATGACGAAAAAAGAAGAACATAAAAAAATAATAAAAAAACACAAAAAGATGGCGAAAAAGTCTTGACAATGATTAGAAAAGGGTGTATAATATAATTATAAAATAGAAAGAAGGTGCAATGTATGACAGTATTATTATTTGAGTACAGACATAGTAAAATTAACACATGGAATAAAAAGTGGTCTGGGGAAGGTAAGGTATTTGCTAAAGAGGTGTTCCTAACTACTAAAAAAAGAGAAAAGTTGATAGAACTTGGCTTTGATTTGCATAGGGGTGCAAAAAAAACATTTACTTATGATTTTGGAGACGGTTGGGTTGCTAATGTAACAATGACCGTAGGAAACAAAAAAGACTTTGAGGGGATTATGAAACTTTCAGAAGGGTTCATGGGATATGATTGGTTCATTGATAGTATTTTGGAAAATGGGGAAATTGTTAAAAAATGAGCTTAAACAATCCACTAGACAAGCAGGAATAAGGGAAGGGGTATGACCGTTGAAAGAAAAATCTAAAATGTTATCAAAATCAAATATGCTACTCGTCACAAGCAGGAAGTATTTATTTTTAACACTTACAGCAGGAATAAGTTCTTTTGTTTCCTTTGTTTTAATTGGGTTGAACCTTTTTTTAGGTTTTTCTGCATATACAATAATTTATTTTGTGAAAAATTTAAAGCTATCTCAATACATAGGAGAGAATGGTATTTCCTTTATGTCAGTATTTGAGTGGTTGTACTTTGGGAATCCAGAGCTTGTGAGGGCTATTTTTATAACTATTGGGGTGCTTCTGATAATATTTTCTTTTTCAGCATATAAAGTAAGAGAAATTGAAAAAAGAGTGAATATAGAATCCTTGACAGAGCAATATTTCAAAAAAATAGAGAAGTCAAAATAAACAGGAGAGTTAAAATGGAATTAAAAATCACGCAAAACATTAAGCCAGAGGACTTGCTACAAGGTATTTCATGGCACGGAGAAACATATCATGACAACGAAGCAGTTAAAAAGCTGAAAGAACTCGATGAGTTTGTGTCAGACCTAGTGGCAAAAATCTTCTTTTTTGAACTACAGATGGAAGAAGTTGCAACTAATCAAAACAATCTGAGCGCTAAAGAGCTTTCAGAAGAAGCTAAAAATCTCTTGATTAACGTTGCCAAAATGACAGTAAGAGAAGAAGATTGGGAAGTGATTGAAAAATTAGTAAAAGGGGATAAGTAAATGGGAAGATTTGATCCGAATATTAGTTATTCAGATGAAGCCTCTAAAATTTTTAGGGAGTATCGTGAGTTAAAGGATAAACAAGAAAAAGTAGAGAAAACACGTCTCTCTAAAGTAATTGCTTATGCTACGTTGAAACTCGATACTCTCACAGAGGATATGAACGAACGTATAAAAGAGTTCTACAAGGATAATAAAGACAAACTTTGTTATAGTGGAGAAATCATCACGCGCGAATATTGCAATCAATATTTGAGCGGTCGTAGAGGCGAATTTTTCTTAACAGAAGGTTTAATTAACTTTCTCCAACTAAATCCTGAGCATAAAGTAAAGGTAATGGCTATCCATGAAGGTTTTGCTATTATTGAAGCTTACTCTAAAGCTTATATTGTTCCTGAAGAATTGATAGTGACAGTAGAGCAGACAGATGATATTGCTATTGGGAATGAGTTGGTTGTGAAAGCAGATAATCAACTTGTTTTGAAAGATCAGCTTGAGGAAACGAATGGATTACTTGAAAAGGTTTCTAAGTTTGAAGATGAAGCTTTTGCAGGGCAACTAGAAGAAATCAACAACTTAAAAGCTAAAATGGAAGCAAAGATTACGGCTGTTTATGAGTTGCAAGCTAAAATGATGGCAAAGTTACAAGAGAAGATTAAACGCTATGAGCATGAGCTTCTTATCATGCGTTCAGACTTCACAGCTTTTGAATATCGTAACGGTTTAACTGTAAACTTCATGAACATTCACAAAGGTACTAATGCTCCTATTCATCAACCTATCATTATTCACCAAAAACTTATTTATTTAGACGAGGATCTTCCTCGGTTGAAAGACCTTTATGACGAGCATGCAGGGAGCTTGGAAGTCGCAATCAAACACTCTCCAGCTCTCCTTGAGCATATCTGCCCAACAAACAAAGGAATCACATTCCTTAAAATGCGCAATTCGGCAGGGCGTTTTGAGCTGAATAATACAGTTATGGAGTTTGTTCGGGACACTATGCCAAATGAAATTGGGGTATTGATCCGTAACGGGGAAAACACTTGGCTTACATGGTTAGATAGTCAGGATATTTCTTTATCAGAGGACTCTTTCACATCAAAATCTTCTGATGAAGAAACTTCGCTATCATTGGTTCAATCTCGTTACTACTTGTTTAATCTTATTATGGGGTTAATTGAGCGTAATGAAATCCTGCAACTAGACCATGTTCCAACAAATATGTTTTCTGACACAGGTATTATTTGGTCAAATGCTGACTCTCAGATTACAGATTCAACTTATGTTGAATTAGGGGAAATCATTCCTATCTTGAATAAATACTCTAAGACTGATGATCCTATTTACGTTTTAAACTCTTTTACAGATAGAGCTAAATATACAGGACGTTATGGTGGTGGCACAACTCAGCGTGGACGTGGAGATAATGCTTTGACGGATAGTACATCTGTTGAAGAAGGTTTGAACAAAATCAGGGGAATTGATTATTTTTCTGATTTCACTTATCGTTTTTATGTTGGTGGTGTAAAGTGGCTATGGAGTGCTTATGAATCTAAGGTTAAACCCAGTCTTTATATTGAAGAAGATGAGTTCATTAACCTTAAATTTCTCAACAGCAAACTTATCAATTACTACATTCACACCAAACGCATTGGTAGGATTTCAAACTCAGGGCGTTACGTTGATTACTCACATATGCTTCCTATTCTTTTTGAAATGAAAAAAGCCTTGGAGGAACAAGAGAAAATTGACCGTCTCCACATTGTAGCACAAGACTACGATTTAAACCTTTTAACCTCATTTAAGATTCTTCATGACGTGCGCGTGGTAACTCCATACCAAGCTAAACGCTATTCTAAGTGGGTTTCAGGTTTGAGTGATGAAGATAAAACTTACTACCAACAATTACTCCTTATCAACGACCTAGAAAATGTTATCCGCAAGCCGAAGGTTTATGCTGCTGTAAGTAAACCTGTCTTTATTGACAACGAGGATCGTAAAGAGCGAAAAACAACTGAATACGCTATGTTTGCAATTTGTGAAGCAAATGGCTATACAGAAACTATTCTTGATGAAACAAAAGGCAGACGTGGAGAATATATTTCTTTTGCCTACGATGAAGTGAAATTGGCTCATTCGCATTGGGGTGGCAATAGTCGAATTAAAACATTCTCTAGCCAAGAAAGTTTTGATAAAGCAATGTCTAAAGAAATGGTTTACCAAAATATTATATATCGTAAAAGTGTAAAAGATTGCACAATGGCTAATATCCAAGACTGTTTTGGAGAGCGAGAGTGGTTTTTGGTTGACTTCTTTGACTATCAAGAAAATCATAAGATGATACAAGAGGTCGAAAATATGAATAAAAAATAGGAAGGGTTCTATAATAAAAGTTGGGCTATAAAAAGATGGGAAAGACTAGCTACAAAAGCCAGTCTTTTCTTTTTGTTTACAAGAGCTTATATAAGGGCATATAAGGCATTTTAAGACAAAGCGGCATAAATCTAGGCAGAGCTTCTAAAAACGTGATAATGGGGGAAACAAGAGGAAATAAGAGCAAAATATCAAGAATACCATTATCAAAGTCTAGCTAAAAAGATAAAATCACGCGCAACACAAAAAAATAATCAAAATACGATAAAATAGTTGACGGATATTTTAAAAAGGTGTATAATATAATCATACAAGTGAAAGAAAGTAGGAAATGTAATGATTGTAGGAATTGACGCAAAAAACAACTTTGGAGTATGGGATATTCAAGTAATAAAATTTGCAGAGTGGACAAGTGCTGAGTTTTGGTTGAATCAAAAACACTATGATTCCAGAGAACGTTCAGATCGTTCAATATTTGATAGCGAGGAAGAAGCTATGGATAAGTTGGCAGAATATGATTGGAATAGGGCGCGAATAGAAAAAGCATTGAATTTTGCAAAAATAGGCACGCTTAATAAAGAAAAGTGCTATATTAGTTATAAAGATAATCACCCATATATCAATCAGTAATTAGATTAGTCATACAATATTTTTAAGTAATTAAAGGAGTAATAATGATGAAAGAAGTAGGATATACTAAACACCACGACCAAAAAGGATTTTTATTTATCTTTGATATACCAGAAACAGAGGACACTAAAGGAAAAGAAAATGTTGCTGTAACAATTCATATCCCACCATACAATGAGTATGGTAAAATGCCAGATACTCAATACATGGAAGTTGTAGCTAAACTCTTGGCAGAAGCTGACTGGTATAGTATTGCTAAAGAAGAATATTATGGCAAAGATTATGAAGGTAACGAAATAGCTATCCCAGATGAAGATTGGGAATATAGTATTCGTTATGGGGCAAAACGTACAACATTTATTGAAAAATTAGATAAAATTGATCCGCCTTACTACGACAAGCAGGACTTGGAGAGTTTTCTTGAAGAACTACCCCAACATTTGAAATACGATAAACGCTCTATTATTCAAATTTTGAATGAAATCAAGCGTACATATCACCCTCAAAATGGATATAAGGGAGATAGCGTTAGGGAGCGAATAAAAGGACGAGTTCTTTACCAAATTGCTGTATCACGCTTTAATGAATATGGGGAATATATAACTGGTAGCAAGCCTTACATGACTACTAGTATGAATGACTATCGCAGACCTAACTATTGGTATGCAGTCCGTGAACTTCTTTCTGTAGGTGAATTTTCAAAACATGAAGGAGGAATGTTCTTGTTTGTTGAAACAAAGACAGGGTTTAAAATGCAATTATGCCCTGTATCAGAACAAACACTTAGATTTTCAATATTTGAAGATGAAAGCTACTTCAATAGTTTTATGATGGACTATGAAACGACAATCGCAGGACAGTTTTCAATCACTACAGGAAACTCAATAGACAAGACAGAAAAATTGATTGACCTAGATGGTAAGTATGACATTTTTAATCTTGATGACAATCTATTTGCATTTGTAAAGAAATGAGGTTAAGCATGAACTTAAAGAAGAACACAAAAATAGTTACATTTAACGAGTCTTATCATGGTGAGATTTATGTAGCCTTTGCAGAAGAAAAAACAGAGACTTATATTTTCAAGAAATTTCTCTCATGGATATTTAATTACTCTAATACTTTCTCTAATTACTATGGCTTGAATAAAGATTTCCAAACTCAAATCAATACTGATTTTTACAATTTCTTAGATTCTACCAATTCTTCTAAATGGTTAGAATACCAATCTGAAGAATATAACATTCAAATAGTCGCTCATTTCTATAGACAGAATAAGATGTTCCTTCCAAGCAATTTAAGTAGAGGTCACCGTAGTGCTTCTATATCTGTTGCTTTAGAGATAGATATTCCCTCTTTGCATGATGGAAACATTTTACATGAGGATTTAGCTCATCGCACTTACTCTATGTCAATAACTGACTTGGAAGATGTTAGATTTCTAATAGATTATTAAGAGGGGGCAACCCCTCTTTTAAATTATAAGTCGCTCCAAAAACATCTGAAGGACACAAAAAAATAATCAAAATATGATAAAAAAATTTGACAAGAGACAGAAATGAGTGTATAATATAATTATAAATATAATTACAGGGTTCACAACAACCCAAAAAGGAGAATAATGATGGGAAAGACAATTTTATATGGAGTGGATTCAACTAATACAATTCATGAGCTTTATAGTGTTCCTAACGGTATGGGCGCTTGTTTTCCGATTTGGAATTATTTAGATGATAAATATCTTCCAAATGAAAAAGTATCTTTTTCTGAGAGACCTTGTTGGAAACTAACTCCTCAAACTTTATCAGATGAAGAATACTTTATGCTTTTGGCATCATTTGATGGATATTACTTTACAAGAGAACATTTATCAGAAATGATTGAGTTGTTGAAACTTACTCATATCAGAAAGGAAGAACCCGTCAAATCTACTCGGTTAGAGATTTTTGAAACAGCACTAAAAAATAACAAATATGACAAATTTTTCATTACAGCAACGACGGTGGCTGATTATGGGCATTTCGTTAAAAACTATTATGATGAAGAACTAGATGAATATACTTCGGATCTGGTACTAAGAGACACAGTGTGGGATATTTGGGAAGAATATGTAAAAGATGTGAAAAATAAAAAAGTGGTACTCCCTAATTGTAATACATATTTTTGGGGTATAACAGAGATTGACTACATCAATACTTTAAAAGGACTATACAAGATGAACCCAGCTCAATTATCAGGAAGAGGTATCACTTGTGAAGAAGATGTTGTAGATTATGCTAGAAAGTTATATGCTCTTATTCATGAAGAATACTGGTACAGTGGTTTCGAGGTGTTTCCACCAGACCTAATGCTTCAAATTAACGACTTAGAATTTCGGCTAGACAAAGAAGGTGATTTTTCTATAAATGTGTGGGACGAAGAAAAACAACAATTTGATACAGTTTCCTTGAAAGAATATATTGAAAGTAAGAAACTAGCAGACATAACGAGTTTAAGTGACGAATAATAAATTCCAAAACTGGCGTTATGCTAGTTTTTTTAGTTCCAAGAAATAGAGAGTTTTCTTTTTATTACAACACAAAAAAATAATCAAAATATGATAAAAAGTATTGACAGCCACCATAAAAGAGTGTATAATATAATCATAAAGATAATTACAGGGTACGCAACACCCTAGAAAAAGGAGAATCGCAACCATGAACGCAACACTACCAGTAGAAATACAAGGCTACGCAGATGAAATGAAGAAACAGCTAGATGAATACATGGATAATCTTGGGGCTATGCGTATTGAAGAAGCTAAAGAAAATGAAAAAGGCTTCCGTGATATTGTAGTATCTATGATTAAGTGGTATATTTCCCAGAATGCGAGCGAAGAAAAGCTGACTGATCTTAAAGAGACGCTAGTAGTAAATCTTTATCGCTTGAAAGCAATCAGGAAGGTAGTTGAAAATCAGAATACGATTGGCGAAGCAAAACTAATCTTTCAACAGCTTGGAATTATTTAAAAGGAGAACGCAACATGAAACTTACAGGAACAGAGATTAACAAGGCTTACTCAGAACAGTTAGCAAAACTACTGCTAGATGGCTATACATTGGTAGTAGCAAGAGAAAATGGATCGTTGGAGAAAAGCAAAGATGAATTTGCAAAAGTAGTCTTAGAAAAAGATGGCAAAAGCTATGAATATGGCTACTGGTATGATACTATCAATCAAAACACAGGGAAGCATACACTAACATTAACAGAAAATGATAAAAAATCTTGGTGGCGCTTGCGAGAAGGAGTAAATAACCTTCTATCAGAACCCTATACTTACTACAGCTATACCTTCGGACAAGGTGGGGGGTATGAACCGTATAAGTATTTTACCTTTTCAACTGAAGAAGAAGCCCTTGAACTGTATGAGAAGCGCAAACAACGTGCAGAGTATCATAGATGGGAAAATCAGTGTCTTATCCACACCTTTAAAGTTGCGAAAACGAACTACAAAGGCTTTAAAAAAGACGTAACGGTTGAATCGCTAAGATATAGCTATAGACTTATCAACAAAAATGGGCGAAAAGCGACACTTAGCAAAAGTACAGGTCGTTTAACGGTTTATTAAAATATAGGTGAAAGCTTGCAGGCGCAGGCTCTTCCCTAAAATAATTGATGTCCGTCAATTATTCTGGTATGATAAAGTCAAAATTAAGATAGGGAGAGCAAAAGGCTCTTATGGTAAAACAAAATGGTAACAAAACAAATTCTAGTTGAAGATATGACCGAGCAAGAAATTAGAGATATGTTCAATCAATATCGAGTAGCGACAATTAACTTTATTAAGTCACGAAAAGATAAACTGATTGTGAATTTTGAATATCTTTGGGAGCGCAACACAAAGAACTATCCTTATTTCAGTCGTACGCTTGATTGGTTTCTCAAAGAAAGCAATAGAAAATATTTGCAAAATTTGTATAAACGTCTATGGACTGAAGCTGAACAAGAGAATTTTGGGGGTTCACGGATTCTATTTAAACTAGATGGCAAAAGCTATCAAATTGTAAGTACAATAAATCCTCCTAGCAAAGATAATGTTCCACTTTCGCCAGTTAGAATTATTGATATTTTTGAAACAGATACATATTTAGTTGAAAAGGAATATCAAATGACAGAAGAAGAAATTATGCAAGAAATTCTTTGGTAAAACAGAAAGCAATATTTAAAGATATTAAAGGCTAGATCCACTAGCCTTTTTATTTGCGCTCTAATTGGCTTATATGAAGATATAGGAGAAAGTGGGATAATTCTAGGCGGAGCGTTATAGAACGTGATAGGGGCTAAAACAAGGGGCAATACGGACGAGTTAGAGGGGGAAGTGTTTTATAGAGTGGATAGAAAGTAATAGACAGGGGATATAGCAGATACACCACAAAAAAATACTAACAAAACACAAAAAAATAATCAAAAACCCTTGACAACCACCATAAAAGAGTGTATAATATAAGCATAAAGAAATTAAGAAACAGAGGTACAAAACATGGAGTTTAGTAGATTTATGGAGTTGTTGCAGGATAAGGGAGTTAAACTTGTCTATATGGGAAACCATAAAGATTTGTTAGAGTGGAATCCAGAGCTTGAAGATATCTACAATGTCTTTGCTGAAAAAGACGGTAAAACAGTTATGCTTGAAAGTGACGAAGCTGTTATCTCATGGAGCAAGCGAGGGTTGGAATTGGAAGAACTTGTTGCTGTTCGCTCGGTTTTGAGCTTGCTTTGTGGCAAGGACGTAATACCCTTTGCAGAGCTGATTAAACAACTTATCAAAGAAGAAGGAAGTCATTCAGAATACGTTAAAGCAGTCATGCAGATTGAAAATGAAGGAGCTACAAAAGAGGACTTAGGCAGAGCCTACGACTTTTTCATGGAAAGTGACGACTGCACGTTGCTTAGTCAAGAATTGATTGATGTACTAGCTGACAAGTAATATCAGGGGCGTTCTTGCCCCTTTTAAAAAGGAGAACCGCAAAATGTATCAAGTAAAGAAAAATGGAAAAACGATCGCTCAATTCCTCTCAGAGCAGGAAGCGAAATGGTTTGCAGTAGATAAATCTATCAGGGATTTACGAAAAGAAAAGCCTAACGAGGAAGAAGAAATGGAAATCTGCTATGATGAAATGCCAGATTATGAAATCCTGACAGAAGCAGGGATTGAAGTAGAAGAAGCAGAAGGGAAACTAGTAGCGCCAGAGGAAGTCTATGACTTTTTGAAGGTTGTCTGGTCTAGTTTTGAGACAGAACACAATCCAGAAGCGTTAAGCATAATGGTTTATACTTTAGCTGATACAGACTTTGACCGTTGGTTGTGTGAAAATATGGAATTTGGCGACAAAGAACAACTTGCCTTGCTAGAGAAAAAGTATGGTTGGACTTTGAATGAGGATTTGCCAGAGTGGTTAGAAAAGACTGAAAACAGACTATTGCTGATAAAAGAGTTATTGGCGAATAATTAAGGAAGGGAAGGAGAAAATATGTCAATCTTTGATGATTTAGAAAAAGCACGTAAGGTAGAGTTATACGAAGCTCACGCAGTAGAGAGGGGAGAAAACTTTATTTCAATAGATTTTGGAATAACTTACAAGCTTCCAGAAGGGGGAGAAACACCTTCTTTATACACCTTGAAACTAGAATATGATGGCTCAGAGTATAAACTTGCTATTGTAACACGTTTAGCAAATTTCAAAACAAATGGAGTACATTATAACTTTGATTGCAAAGGGAAACTAGGGAGAGAAATCTATAAGTTTATTATTGAGTTTATCAATAATGCAAACAGACAAGCCGACCTTATCAATAAATTTATTGAGGTTAAGAATTAATACAGGGACTAGGGAACTAGTCTTTTTGTGTTAGGAACACGCGCGCCATAAAAAGTAATCAAAAACGATAAAGCAGTTGACGATAAATAGAGAAAAGGTGTATAATATAAATGTAAACAAAATAGAGTAAATACAGGTATGTTTAATGAGCAAGAGAGTATATGAAAAACTAAAAGAGCTAGACCCGTTTAATCATGGAATCACAATAGCTATTCATCAGAATGAAAATGAATGTATAGCTATTTTTTATATGCCTAGACAATTTGATACTAAAAAGGTTGATTTTATTGAGTGGAATCAAGATGTAGAAAATATGACAGGGTGTCAATCGGAGAGTGAATTATTAAAAGCTCAGATTCGTAGAACTTGGGAAGTTGAAGATGATTGGGTTTGTATCGAATTGAAATAGTTTAAAAGGTTAGATTATTTAGAATGTAGATATTAAACTCAAGGCTAGTATAACTAGCCTTTTTATTTGCGTCTAAAATGGCGCGTGTGACGTTGCAGGACAAAACAGCATAATTCTAGGTAGAGCATTATAAAACGTGTCAGGGGCTAAAATAAGGGGCAATACGGACGAGCTAGAGGGGAGTGTATTTTGTAGAGTGAATGGGAAGTAGGGAATAGGGTATGTATCAGAATGGCACAAAAATATAATAATAAAACACAAAAAAATAATATAGAGCTATTGACAAACAATTATAAAAGGTGTATAATATAAATATAAATAAAGAAAACGGAGTTTTAAATATGGACTACTACTTAATTGAAAATGCAAGATACTTTGCCATTGTAGAAGAATATGTCTTGGCAAAAATTAAACGATTGAATAAAGGGCATAACATTCACAGCTTATACACGATCAAAAAGTTGCATGATGATGATAATTGGGACAATATCATCAATAATATGCACGAAACAACGAACAAGCGTTATACCTGTATCGAAGATGAAGAAGAAATCAGAGATTATGGTTTTGTAGAAGAATAGACAGAGAGGACGAAAAAGGGAAACGCCATGAACAAAAAACTAACAACACAAGAACAAATTGCACTAGCAAAAGAAATCCTACAAGTTAAGAACCGCAGAGAACGCTCTTTGAAACTTGGAGAAATCCTAGAACGTGAAAAACTAACAGCAGATGATATGTACGTATTGTACAATACATTATTAACAGCCATCAGAGTTTATGGTGACGTTATTGGGTTTGATGACAAAGACTTTAAGGAACATGCTGAAAAAGGATGGATTCTGAAACACTATTTACCTCAGCACTTACAAATTGAAAGTCAACAGATTGTATCAACTGTATTAGTATTTGAAAAATAGACAAAAACTAGAGGGTTTGCCCTCTTTTTCATTTTCTCGCAAACACAAAAAAATAATCAGAAAACACAAAAAGATAACAAAAAAAGCCTTGACAATAGACGGAAAAGAGTGTATAATATAAACATAAAGAAATAATCAAAAGGTCAAAAAGGAGAATCGCAACATGGCTACAAACTCAATGATTTACAAAGAGGAGCAGGACGGAACACTTAAAGGTATTTACTGCCATTATGACGGCTATTTGGAACATAATGGTGCAATCTTATTGGAAGATTACAGAGATCCGGAGAAGTTAGAAAAACTATTGGCTCTAGGAGATATTAGTTATTTAGGTTCAGAGTTGGAGAAAAGCGAAGATGACTGTAATAACTCATATACTATTGCTTATCACCGTGATTATGGAGAGGAATTAAAACCATTAAAAATTGTTACACCAGAAGAACGGGCAAACGGTGAAAATCCATTCTCAGACTATTATGAGTATATTTACATTCAAGATAAAAATGGCGTATGGTACATCAATTCAAAGGGTGGAGATAAGTTTTTCAATGGACTTTTCTTTGAAAGGTTGTTAGAAGAGATGGTTACAGAATAGAGAAGTCTAGCAAATCTAGGCTTTTTTAATTATCATCAATGGCTAGACACCTCAAAAAAATACTGACAGAACACAAAAAAATAATATAAAACTATTGACAAGCGATGAAAAAGAGTGTATAATATAAACATAAATAAAGAAAACGGAGTTTTAAATATGGACTACTACTTAATCGAAAACGGAAAATACTTTGCTATCGTAGAAGAATATATTTTGGCCAAAATTAAACGCTTGAATAAAGGGCATAACATTCACAGCTTATACACGATCAAAAAGTTGCATGATGACGATAATTGGGATAATATCATCAACAATATGCACGAAACAACAAACAAGCGTTATACCTGTATCGAAGATGAAGAAGAAATCAGAGATTATGGGTTTGTAGAAGAATAGAGAGAGGTGAAATCATGGGAAATAAAGATGGTTGGCATGTTGTTTACGGAACAAACGTTTACGTAGAAAATGGGAAAGTCGTTTTTGGGACAATAAAAGGTGAAAACAATTCAGAAGTCACTTGCTATCCTTATGAGTACAACAAAGACCATGACTGTTGGGTTAATATTTCTGGTGAAGTAACTCTAACAGCTTATAGGGCAGGGTACAAAAGAGGAACTAAATGTATGAAGTAAGCTATTGGGACGGTACTATCCCTATTGGAGAATAGAAGGAGAAGAACCAAATCAAAGAGAAATAGACAAAACTAGAGGGGGCAACCTCTCTTTTTGTTTTGCAAAAACACAAAAAAATAATGCAAAAACACAAAAAAGATGACAAAACGGTTGACAGGTAGAAAATAAAGGTGTATAATATAACTATAAAAGGTTAAGAAAAAAGGAGAACAAAATGAACAACACAGTAACAACAACAAAAAACGCAGTCATTGAACTTGTCAAAAGCGCTCAAGTCTTTACAAAGGATATGAACGATAACGCTACTAGCGTTAAAGCTCTTGACAACATTAGAGATTTTATTTTTAATGTGAACCAAGTCTTTACTCCTGATGGTGAAACTAAAGTGGCTTTAGACGACATTTGCCAACGTTGCTTGGTCTATAGTGATTCTTTTAAGCCTAACGTGGATTTGGTTGACATGGCTAAGAAAATCAACAGCGTCAGATTTGACGTGATGTTGGAGTTGAAAACAGCCAAAATTGATATTTTTTAGACTAACAAACAAGGAGAGAAAATGGAATTTTATCAAACGAAGTTAGGGCAGAAGTTCTATGAAAAGGACTTACCCTTGCTTATTAAGGAACTAGGGGAACTAAAGCAAGAAATTGCAGAGCTAAGAAAACCTAAAGAAAATAAGGTTGTAGTCTTAGAAAAAGAGTGGCAACTAGGGGAAGTGATTAAAGGGTATGCTGAAAAAGGTTGGACTTTAAAGCACTATATACCCCAACATTTACAAGTCGATAGTCAACAAATTGTATCAACTGTATTAGTATTTGAAAAGTAAATCAGAGGGGTTTTCCCTCTTTTAAATTGTAAACAATAACACAAAAAAATAATCAAAAA